GCTTCGACAACCATGTCCCCGCGACTAAACATAAATCCTTCTCCTCGGGGCGGTTCATATGTCGACAGGTAAGTCCATACATCGATTTCCTGCCGGATGATTTCAGTGTTTTCTTGTGATAGAATAACGGCATTCATAGCATCGCGAAGCATATCGGCCGCCCATTTATCGCCCAAAAACGATAGATCGAGAGCGGCGACTTCTTGGAGGCTGCGAGGATATTTGGATTCTTCTTCTTCGGCTTCGGTGCGAGGAGTAGGAGGGATCTCGGCGTCAATATCTTCGGCAGCGATAATAGCGGCAGCAATAAGAGATTCAAATGACATTTCTGGGTTATTTGATTGAGCGGGTGTGTGTTTGGATGAGTTTTCTATATTCTATTTATTGGCTTTTATTTATTTCAATTTTATGGTGTAGAATTGAAATGAATATAAAGTATAAAGTATAAAGTATAAAATATAAAGTATAAAATATAAAGTATAAAGTATAAAATATAAAAAGTTATATTATTTCAGTGTTATTTTCTCTACTATATTCTAGATATAGACCTGTTTGGTTTTTTTAAACATCTTTTATGTCGTTGTGTTCTTCTTCCTTTACCTCTTATTTTTATTCTCCCTCCTCCTCTCCCTGCACTTCCCCAACTTTTAGGACTACTGTTGTCTTCTTCTTCTTGTAAATGATGTGCCGGGCTAGGATTACGACTACGCGTGCGTCTATTTCTAGAACTATATGTCGGTGTATGTCTAGGGCTAGGGCTATGCGGACTACGTGGACTACGCGGACTACGCGGACTTGAGCTATGCGTGCTTCGCCCTCGCCTCATTGAATCAAATATAGCATCATACTCTTCCATTGACCTCATACCTGATATACTAAATGGAATTCTCGCGGCACGATTGAGGTCTCTATCTATTCCAGCATTCATAACGATTTGACACGTATCACATCCACAACTCCGTGGTTCTGTATTTGCTTTCGCGTGTCTTTCCGTAAAAATTTTAGATTTCGGGCGAAGCGCTTCAAAAAATGAAGAAAAATAAGAAGATTCCATTCGTTTCCCCATCATAATTCGCATCGCCTTATCGTGTTTCATTTCGCTTACACTGACACCTTTACTACTCATTTGGCTTAATGGCGCCACCGATACACTTATCTCACTAGCAACAGTTCTCAAAGCATCGCGAAATCTCACCTCTACTTGGTATATAACTTTATCTGCAAAAGTTGCCGGTAATCCAAATTGACAACCCCCTAAAAACATTCGCAAATTGCGTTTCAAATTTTCACTATTTTCAACAGCCACAAGTGGGTCTCTACTTTTCGCCGCGCTTGGATCGCGTAATTTTGCACAAAGATGGTGTAATCTATGCGACACCACATCTTCGAAATAACAGCGCTCAAAAGCGTCGACAAGCATTATAATATATCGTTTCTGTTCCCACGTGTCATGTCCTCGTGGTCCTTCGGAATAAGGACATGATACATCAACACATTGAATTTTTCGCGGGAAAACGCATCTAAAATTGTCAAGTAATCTTTGAAACTGTCTTTCGGGGTTAAATTCTTTAAATGGAGCACACGCCATATTTACTTTAATAAAATTCGAACTAGCGGGAAATTCTAACGATTCTAAACTTGGTGGTGCGTGAGTTTGGTCTAAAAAACTACACAATTCTAGTGCGCGTTCTAAACTCAGACTCACTGGTTTCGCCGGATTGAACTTACCTATAACCACAGCATCTGTAAAACGAAGTCTTCTTAATTTTGGAACAACTGACAAATTAACACTTGCTACTTCGACTTCTGTAAAATGTCTTAACACATCATTTCGCTTTAAACTCGGTTCTTCTGTTGCGGACACAGTATTGTGTAGTTTAAAATCCATTAATACATCGCTCAATCTAGGGACATTTGATAAGAATTCTGAATATTTGCGGCCTTCAAATATATTTCTATTCGTTCGCAATACGCGCACAGTTGGCGGCAATAAAAAAAGCGGAAGTAAAACACTGCCGCTTTCTATATGTTCGACTACTGTTAATAGTTTAAGATTTGGAAATCGTGTCTTAAAATCGAATCGACAAGTATCCTTAAACTCGCGTCTAAGCTCGTAGCTGACTCTTTGTGCACCATTGTAATATCCACGGTCTATTAGTTCGAAATATTCAAATAATCGTCGCCCTATTTCGTGTTCTGCTTCGAGAGAGAATTCAAGAGTCAAATTCACTACTTCTGGGAATGTAGCGGAAGGTGGGTTGAATCTTGGGCGATGAAGTGCAGGCAAACGATCAACCATCGTTGACGAGTGTGTTGCTCTATATACTTGAATCGAATCTCTGGCTTGTCTAGTATCACCCACTATATCAACCGATACAGGTAATTCTTCGGGTTCAGGTTCGGGTATAACTAACATTTCCATAAGTGTCGCTAATTCACAAACTCTTTCGGGATTTCGCCCACTTACTTTATGCAATACAGGTCTCGTTACGAATTCGGCAGTAGGGAAATGTAACTTTGATTGTAACTCTGCTTCTTTTTCTGGTGTATGAAATCTACATACCGGTTGCCTAAATTCCCAATCATTTGAAGAACCGCAACCGACACATTTTTTTTCTTTGGATTTTGAATATTTTGGAGATTCGTCGCGAGGTTTATCGCTCATTAGATGTTTAGTTATATAATATCTGGGTATAATATTTTCGGTGTTAGGGTATTTATGGAATCAATATAAAATTGATTTAGAAAATACTCTATATATTAAATGTATTAACAATCAATTCGTTATAACAACTCGTATCATCATTTACTGGCATCGTTTACTATCATCGTTTACATCAATGATTACCTCGTTTCTTCGCTCTTTAACACGTGAGCTTTTTGTGAAAAATACACCTATTTTAATTGGGCGATGGACTATTGATTATGACAAAAATATTCAAGAAAGAAAGGTGTATCTCACAAATATGGATCACTGCGGTTGTTGTGGTAATATAAAGATGCAATCAAAACAACCGAACGAAACTCCTGATACAACAAAAGTAGTTAAAAATATAGTATAATATTTTATAGTCCTAACTATATCCTATTTTTCATACAAAATAATAATCTCCACATAGTATATAAAATGCCCGTTAGCACCCAATCTTATAATCTAGCCCGTGGTGGACTCATTAACGCGAAGTCTACTGCTGGTGGTGTAGGTCGTCTTATTTTTGTCAACCCTACTGGATACAACTACAATAAATTCATTCCCGGATCAGGTGTAGGAGGTATGAATCGATCCGTTCGACGGTATCAGTATCGCCACGCCACTACGTGTGATAATGCCTCTGGTGGTAAGCGCACTGGAACTTGTTTCACTAACTAATAAATATATTATTTATTATTTATTATTTATTATTTATTATTTATTATTTATTATTTATTATTTATTATTTATTATATATTGTTTATCACTTCAAAATATTGTATATCTTGAATTTATACAAAGCATATGCTAATAATGAAACCAATGATGTAAAACTTGTATAGTAGCACCATATACTACCTTTAGAGTCCGTTGTTAGTCCATAAATAAATCCAAATGCTGGCATTATACTCAAAGCTACAACAATCTTATATGACATATCCCATAATACAAATATTGGTGCTGCTATTATAATTAGCCAAAGCGTATACGCAATTGGTTTAGTCCCTACATAGTTAGATAACCACCAGTTAAGATGTCCTTCTGGTGTAACAGTAGTACAGTTTTTTACTCTTTTTCCATAAAAGTGGATTAGTAATACGCTTGCTGATAGAATAGAAAATATTACAATAAATAATTTACGATTTTTGCTACATTTATCCCACGGTTTTACAAATAATGATCCTAATGTTGCTCCCACCGGTTGAAGTATTAATACAATAGGAATAAGAACATATGTTAGTATTTTATTCATCTGTGAACACGATTTACGCGGATTTGTAAGCCATAACAGTAGTTCCGCAAACTGCATTCCACACCAACCTACAAGCATCATTGCTATCCATTTAAAATGTGGAATATTTGAACTAAATAGTAATACGATTGCTATGAAAGAATAAAGCGATGTTTTCGCACTAGACTCTACGCTATAGCACATTTTTAGTTATATATAATATTTATATATTTTTGTGGCGGTGTATGGCGATTTATGGCGATTTATGGCGATTTATGGCAATTTATGGAAATTTTGTCTATCAGAAAAATTGATACACAAAATGTTAAATATTAACAATATAAAAACAACGCATACCTATTTAATAAAGCAACGCAACGAACTTCACCGTAACATAATGAGTCTCCATAAACGTCTTCAAAAAGAACTTAATGAGCTTGTCCGTGATCCACCCACCAATTGTAGCGGCGGGCCTCTCGATGACGATATTACAAAATGGCGTGCAACGATTACCGGCCCTGAAGGTAGCCCATACGCTGGAGGTGTATTCTTCCTTGATATCGAATTCCCTACAGATTATCCTTTCAAGCCACCTGTTGTGAAATTCATTACCCCGATTCTTCATCCGAATATTAACTCCTCGGGTGGAATATGTCTCGACATTTTGAAAAATAACTGGAGCGCCGCCCTGACTGTTTCTAAGCTACTACTCAGCATCTCTTCCCTCCTCGATGAACCAAATCCCGATGATCCTCTCGTCCACGACTTGGCGCATCTTTACAAAACAAATCGCGCCGAATATTTAGCAAAGGTTCGCGCATTTACAGTTCATCACGCGTCGTAGGGTGTGCGGTGTGTCGCCAACGATACACCTATAATATGTCCGCCAATGTTTTTATTTGTGCCTCCGTCAGTTTTTCCGGATATACCACCTTAAATGCTACATTTAAATTACCACGTTCTGTGCCACGCTGTATACCCAACTTCGGTATTGTTTTTACTAAACCGTCGCGAATAATATTTCCTGACGAACTATTAAATGCGAATTTTTTACCATTTAAATGCTCTATCTCGAATACAAATCCACAAAGCGCCTCCTTGAGTGTTATTTTCTTCTCCATTATAATATCAAGACCATTCCTTTTAAATATGGCGTGCTCTTCTACTATTAATGTGACCTTAACATCCCCACGACATTCTGGTATACCTTCATTGCCGCGATTGCTTAATATGATTACTTCTCCGCTTTCGGCACCCACAGGTATTGTCATATATTCTGTATGTTTATCTAACTCGTGTGTTCCCTCGCTATTCATATTCCAGCGCTCCATCTCTACAGGAATCGTTGCTCCTTGACAGGATTGCTCAAGCGTTATTGTCACATTTATACTTATAAGAGCAGGCTTCTGTTCAGCGCGTTTATTGATACGCGGCGTTCGCAGGACTTCAGGATGCGGATGTGGACGTTGATGATGGCTTGTATGTGGGTTGTCATTATGATGGGGATGATGGGGATGATGGGGATGATGGGGCTGCTGCTGCATCTCTTGGTATGGCGGAGGCTGCGTGGTCTGTGGAGGTGGATGATGATAATGGCCTCCACCCATACGCATTTGCGGCTCATTAAACATTCCACCCATTCCCATCCCACCAAATATCTCATTAAGTTCACCCATTATATTTTCATTAAATCCCTCACCATTTGCACCCTGATTTGGACCAAATGTTCTTATTATAATTCGCGGACCACCCGGCATTCCAGGCATTCCTCCGAAACCACCCAGCCCACCCAAATTCATAAACCCGTTCATTGATTGATGCTCCATTCCGCCACCACCGCCGCCACCCATAAACATATTAAATATATCCATCGGATTAATCCTTATTCCTCCGCCGCCGCCGCCACCAGGACCACTACCTATTCCAGCAAATGGATTATTGCGCGTTATATCATATTTTATCCTCTCGTCTGGATCACCCAAAATACTAAATGCCTCTGATATCTTCTGAAATTTCTCGGTCGATTCTTGGCTGTTTCCATTCTTATCGGGATGATTTATAAATGATAGTTTCCTATATGCCTTCTTAATATCGTCCTGTGAACATTTTTCCTCTACTCCTAATATATCGTAAAAAGTTTCTCCTCCTTTCATTTTCAAGTTGCGTCGGTGTATATTAAAACAGAATAGACCAGATTATTAATTATATTATATTAAAGAAACATAAACTTAAATATTTATTAACGAATATTAATAACCTTGTTGATTGATTAATTAATTCTTCGTCAATTCTTAGTAAAATCATTACTATTTTATATTGTCAAAACTAAAACTAACACCAAAACTAAAACTAAAACTAAAACTAACAGTAAAACTATCCTAATGTCAACCGTAGAATCACAAATTTCGACATCCATATGTCAACAAACGAATATACCATTTATTAATAAATACCAGCCTCAATATTTTGCCAATTTTGAGCAACTTGATGCTAATATTGTTCTACTACTCAATGCTCTAATAAAAATAAATAATTTAAACCTGCTTCTTATAGGAGATCCAGGTTCAGGTAAAACGTCTCTCATTTATGCGATAATCAGAGAATACTATAAAAATAACTATAATTCCGACAATATACTTGTCCTAAATAGCTTGAAGGATCAGGGTATATCATACTACCGCAATGATTTAAAAATATTTTGCCAGACGTCTTCTCTTATTCCTGGATTCAAAAAAATCGTCCTACTTGATGATATCGATATTATTAATGAACAAAGTCAGCAGGTGTTCCGCAACTGTATGGATAAATATAGTCATAAGGTTCATTTCATTTCATCGTGCACAAATGTTCAAAAGGTAATCGACAGTTTACAGTCGCGCAATATTATCATAAAAATGAATCAAGTTGAAGATGTATGTCTTGATAAAATAATGAATAAAATCGTCTGCCACGAAAATATAATTATGGATGCCGATGCCAAGAAATTTATTCTAAATATTTCTAATCTCTCGATACGAATCCTAATTAATTATCTAGAGAAAAGTAAGATTCTAAACACTCGTATTGACCTTGCTATTGCGAAACAATTATGTACCAATATTAGTTTCCATATCTTCGAAGAATATACTATAAGTCTTACAAATAAAGATCTAGATACTTGTATAAAAATTCTTTATTCTTTATACGATCAAGGTTACTCTGTTATGGATATTCTTGACAACTATTTCCTTTTTGTAAAGTCTACGTCACTCATTGACGAGACCAATAAATATAAAATTACAAAGATTCTTTGTAAATATATGACTATTTTTCATAATATACACGAGGATGAAATTGAGTTGGCGCTCTTTACGAATAATCTTATTGCGCTTTTTTGAGTTATTTTTTTCTTTTTTATATTTTATATTTTATATTTTATATTTTATATTTTATATTTTATATTTTATATTTTATATTTTATATTTTATATTTTATATTTTATATTTTATATT